CGGCGGCGGCTTGATAGTGGTGGACGATGATGAGGTGAGCGAGGACCAGTCCGAGCCCGCTACCGTCATTTCCGTCCAGCAGCTCTCGCGTAGTGGCGGAGGTACGGCCCAGGTCAGCTCCGATGCGGCTATCACCATCGAGTTCGAAGTGCCGCGCGAGAGTGGTCAGGAGAACCCACGGCTGCTGGTTCACCGCGCCAGGCACGACCTGATCCGTGCCTTGACGCTGAACGCCAAGATGCTGCCGGTGGGCGTCACCGCCTTCGAGCTGCTGACAACCCAGATTGCAAAACTGGAAGACGACGCAGGGCATTCCGCCGTCGTGGCTCAGATCACCGCGCGGGCTGGTCTGACCGAGACCTTCGAGCCCGTCCCCAACCCGAAACCGTAGGAGCAACACCATGGCACAGCCCAAAGTCCGAAAATTCGCAGGCGATCTGCGTTTCTGGGAGCACGGCGCGAACGGCGCCCGCATTCCCGTCATCCCCGAGCCGGCCGACAAGTTCGGCAACCAGCCGCTGGAACAGTCGTCGCTGACGTTCAGCTACGAAGCTGGCGACTCGGTGGAGGTCAAGAGCAAGCGTCGTGATGCGCGCTACGGCCAGATCGTCCACAAGGATACGAACCCCGGCGTCACCAGCCTGTCCATCACTGCGCTGGAAGTTCCGACGGCCTTCCTGGCCCGCATGCTGTACGGCACCCTGGTATCCACCCAGGTCGCCGCCGGTACCGCCACCGACGTGTCCGTGACCGTGGGCAGCGTGGATACGCCGGTCAAGCTGCCGCACAACTTCCTGCTGGCCGACACCGCGCCGGTCTTCAAGAAGGGTGCCGATGAATTGGTGGAGGGCACGGACTACACCCTCGATCCGGTGCATGGTTTGCTGATCCCGAAGCCCGGCGGCGCGCTCCAGGCCGGCAACACCGTGGTGGCCAACTACAAGTACGACGCCTACCTGGAAACCGCCATCAGCGGCGGCACCACGCCCAGCAAGTCCTTCCAGATCCTGGGCGACATGCAGGACCGCATCAGCGGTGACGAAGGACTGCTGACGATCCCGAGCGTCGACCTGACCGTGGATGGCGACGTGGACTGGTTCAGTGATGAGCCGATCCAGGTGACCCTGACCGGTCCGGTGATCTTCCAGTCCGGCGAGGCCGATCTCTACACCTTCAAGATCGCGGCGCAGTCGGCGGATTGAGTGGGCTGGTGCCCTCGGCAAGGGGAGGGCGCCTGTGTGGCGCCCTCCCGGCATGAATCAGGAAGGGCTTCGTGGCATCCAATCGCGCCAACAACCTGCTCAAGTACTACGTCAGCGGCCGTCGCGCGAAGGGCTTTCACGGCCTGACCGATCTGGCTGGCGAGGTGCTCAATCGCTATGACCTGTCGGTGCAGCGGGCGTTTATCGGGCTGCAGCGTCGCGCTGGGCCGGCCACCACGCAAGAGGTCCGGGCTTCCTACAACATCCGCGCCTCGGCGCTACGCGGGAAGTATCGCGTGGAGACCGGCGAACGCGGCTACAGCACCGGCAAGCGCGGCAGGGACGATTTCCTTTCCATCTGGGCGAGCACGCGCCAGATCTCCCTGATCGAGTTCGGCGGCCGCTGGGCGGGCCGGAAGTCCAAAGGCGCGACGGCCAGCATCGGTCTGGGCGAATCGAAGACGTACGACGGCGCCTTCATCGCCACGATCAAGGGCCGCAAGGCCATCCGGGTGCGCAGCTGGGATCGTGCGCAGCAGAAGCGTCATGGCCGCGGCCCGGTTCGCATCCTGCGCGGGCCCAGCCCGTTCGAGATGCTGTCCGGCGCTGACGGTAACAGCCGTGCGCTCACCGCGAGGCGCCGGCTGATGGATCGCCTGCATACCACCTACGTGACTGAACTGCGCCGCCAGTGGCGCATCAACGGAAGCTCCAATGGCTGATCGGCTGGAAGAAGCAATTCGGGTTGTCATCGAGACCCAAGGTCGCGAGGGAGTGGATGAACTGCGCGCGGCGTTCGGCGACCTGGGCGATGTATCGGTCGAGACTGCCAGCAAGGCATCCAAGCTGCTGGATTCGCTGACCGGGCTGAATGAGGCAGCATCCAAGGCGGACGCCTACGACGGCATGCTGACCGACCTTGCCGAGCTGGAAAAACAGTTCGGAGCCAACCAGCAGGCTGCGCTGTCCCTCAGCCTCAGCATCGGCGAGATGGAGAAGCCGTCGCGCGAGGTGCTGGCTGCCCAGCGCGAGCTGCGCAAAGAGGGGGAGAGGCTGCAGAAGGCGCTCACGGAGCAATGGGACGCGGTTGCCAAGGCAGATACCGAACTGTCCTCGCTCGGCGTCAACACGGCCAACCTGGCCGACCACCAGCAGAGGCTGCGTATCGAGGCCACCCGCAGTGCCGCCGCGCTGACCGAGCAAGCCCGTGCTGCCGCCGCCGAGGCTGAGGCCGGCCGCCGCCGCAAGCAGCAGATCGAGGAAGGCGAGGCCGCCTTCCGCAAGCAGGCCACCACCAGCAAGGCCGCCGCTAAGGCGCTGGCCGAGTACCGCGAGCGGACCGCTGATGCTGCCGCCGGCAGCGGCGATCTGGCCTCGGCCACCGAGAGCACTGTCAGCTGGTTCGGCCGGCTCAAGGCGGTCGCGGCGGGTGCGATCGCGTTTGTCGGCCTGAATCGGGTTGTCGATGGCATCAAGGCCATCGTGAAGGAAGGCAGCGACGCCGAGCAGGAGCTGGCGCAGCTGGAAGCCGCCCTGCATGCCACGGGCCGCACTAGCGAGTTCACCGCGCAGAGCCTGGCTGCGATGCGCCAGCAGCTGCAGAGTGGGCTCTTTGATGATGGGCAGATCAGCGCGGCGCAGGTGCGCCTGCTGTCCTACACCAACATCGTGGGCGAACAGTTGCCGGCGGCGATGCAGATCACCATCGACCAGGCCCAGCGGCTGGGTATGTCGCTGGAGCAATCGGCCGAGACCGTGGGCAAGGCCCTGCAGACGCCGTCCAAGGCCATGGAGAGCCTGAGCAAGCAGGGCTTCACGCTGGATGACAGCCAGAAGGCACTGATCAAGAGCTTGGAAGCCACCGGTCAGGTCGCACAGGCGCAGTCCATCATTTTGGACATGCTCACCGAGTCCTACGGTGGTGCTGCCGCCGCCGCCAAGGTTGGCACCATCGCCGGCCTGTGGAAGACGGCTACCGACCGCTTCAAGGATTGGAAACAGGAAGTCGCCGACCAGGGCGTGCTGACGTACTTCAAGGAACAGCTGACCACCCTGCTGACCACGCTGGATCGTCTCGCCGCCGATGGCAGCCTATCGCGATGGGCCAAGCAGACGGCCCAGGCCATCATCACCGTGGCCGAGGCGGTGAAGGGCACGACGCAGTGGGTGGTGGACCACGCTCGCGTGATCGGGCTGATGGCCGCTGCATATGCCCAGTTCAAGATCGTAGGTGCGCTGATCCAGCTGAACGCTTGGCGTGCAGGGCTGATCGCGACCACGAATGCACAGATCGCCAACAACGCGGCCGTGGCCAGTGGTGGGCGAGGCATTGCCCGATTTGGTGCGCTGTTGCGCGGCCTGCCAAAGGCGGTTCCCATCACGGTCGCTGTGCTCGGGTTGGAAGCGGCCATGGGTGGCCTGGATGTGCTCAAGACCGTCGCCCAGGACATCTGGAAGCACCACGACCCGGCCCTGAAGCGTGCCGGTGAGGCGCAGCGGGCCTACATCAACCAGGTGCGCGACTCGGCGACGCAGCTGCGGCAGCAGTCGCTGGAGTTCATTGCCTATCGTGACGTGGTCATCAAGTCGGCCGATGAGGTCTCCAAGCTGGGCGAGGCCGAGCGGCTGGCCTACGAAAAACGCCTGTCGGGGCTTGAGCAGTACCTGACCGCACAGGAAGGCTTCCTGCTGATGCAGCAGAAGTCCGGCATGGCGACGGCGGAACAGCTGCAGCAGCTGGGCCAGGTGACGCAGCAGCTGCTGGACGTGTCGACCGGGTTCGCCGCGTTGCGCACGGGCGTCCAGACTGCCGCCGATGCGATGAAGAACGGCATCGGCGGCGCGGCGCAGCAGGTTGTGACGCAGCTCGAAGGCATCGGCAGCAACGCCAAGCTGGCGAACGAGTCCATCCAGAAGATGTTCTCCGGGCTCAACTTCGCCGATACGGCCACGCTCGCCTCTGTTGGCGAGGCTCTCGGCTTCATCGCTACCCAAGGTGGCGCGGCCGAGCGCAATGTTCGTGACGGACTGCTGGCGACGCTGCAGCAGCTGTCGGGTGAAGAGCTGGCCCGGTTCCAGGGCGCTGCCCAAGCGGCGTTCGACTCGTTGCCGCAGGCGGCGGTGAATGCCGCGGCGGTACTGCAGACCACCCTGCTGGCTGCGATGACCAAGCTCGGGGT